CTTTCGAGTTCTAAATCTCTTGAGTACTGATTTAGCCTCAGCATACAGGCGGTACTCTTCCGAGTAGTTTCCGACTGTTGTGCCATCAGGCAAACGAAGTAGCCGCCGTCCTGGATGAAATTGACCACAAGCGAAACATCTAAGCCTGTCCTCATCTACTTCTTTTCCCTCTCCTGTTTGCGCTCCCAGCAATCCTTGCACATCCATCTCTTTTGTCTTTTGTTTGCGCTTATTATCCAAGCCCCATTCCTATAGTCTTTGCCATACTGGCAGTTACTGCACCAGCGCTTGCCGGTGATCGAACTATCAGCCTGTACGGCCTTGGCATACATATCATTTTCATGGCTCATTGCCGGTCTCCAATGTCTCAATCATTACCCTGGCCTGGCCACCTTTGAATGCTCCATTACCGCGATAGACATTGATCTGGTCTATCTGCTCATCGTCATCAAATACGCCAGCGTCTTGCAAGCTATCTAACAAGGCCTTGACGCGGTTATCAATGTCGTACTTGCGCTTGTCCTTGGGCCACAAAACAACCTCTAGATATAGCCTGGCAGATCCCAGCTTGGGAGTGTTTGACTCAGAGATGTAATCAGCTACGGCCTTCTTGTATTCGCGCCCTTGCTTACTCATGTAGGTAGCATGAGCGCCGCGTCTGTAGTAGGTATTGACGCTGGGTGGGAATGGTAGGTTAAGAACTATCACGCAAGCATCTGCGTTAGACGCTGGCCTAGATCTCCTTGCTTACCAAGGGATGCCCTCAACTCCTCATTGATGATGCTTGCTATGGGTTTCTTTCGCTCCAGGGCAGTCTGTTCTAACAATGTTCTAACATCTGGGCGCAGTCGTACGAGGAATGGTTTTAAGTCTGACATCTTTTCTCCTGTTTGTGGGCATCGGGCGGCAAGTCTTTTTAGTCGTTCGTCTGCGAGTACTTAAGCTGAATAGTGTCAGTACCACCCGATATCTGTGAGCATACAGTATGACTACATATAGCGCAATAACTAGGGTAAACACTTAGAAATTAGTTAAAAATAAGTGTTGTAAAACTACATTTAGTCCTTGACGGGTGTTCTGACTGTGGTAAAGTCACATCTAAGCGATATCGCTTTTAACCACCCAGATAGAGGAGTTAACAACATGAGTAACCAAGAAATCAAGATGTTAGGTTGTACAGAAGAGGCGCTAACAAAACACTTTAGCGCTCAATACAATATCAATATGTATGTCGCTGGCTTACTGTCAGACGCACAAGAGTTGATTGCAATGGGTAGAACCGAGCAAGCCAACCAAATTATCAATCAAGTTAAGTTTTACTTTTTTGAGCATACAGACACACGCAATGAGGTGACAGTATGAGACTCAAAGGACAAGGCCGCAAAGAGTACATCGTTATTCGTCAAGAGTTTGATGTAAAGCCCTGGGATGGCCAACCAGACGAGCCAGTAGTCAGCTTGCCAATGACATCAAAGCGTGCAGTTGAGGCCGTATTACATTACGAGCGCCTTGGCTATTTCAAAGTTAGCTATCAGAAAGTAGGTCAATAATGTTTGTTGCTTACTATCGCGTATCAACTCAGCGTCAGGGCCAATCAGGCCTTGGCCTTGAGTCCCAGCAATCAGCAGTAACACAGTACTGCGCTGGCAAAGAACTCATCGCGGAGTTCACAGAGATCGAATCAGGCCGCAAAGCTGACCGCCCACAGTTGGCCGCCGCTTTGGCCTTAGCTAAAAAGAACAAGGCCACCCTGGTGATTGCTAAGTTAGATCGCCTGGCCCGTAATGTTCATTTTATCTCTGGCCTTTTAGAGTCTGGCGTGCAGTTCATTGCAGTCGATATGCCAGAGGCTGACCGCACATTTCTACAGATGGCCGCTGTGTTTGCTGAGTGGGAGGCACGCAAGATATCTGAGCGTACTAAGAGCGCTCTACAGGCCGCTAAGGTTCGCGGTACTGTCTTAGGTAGTCCAACACCAGAAGTCGGCTCTAAGCGCGGTATAGAGGCTATACAAGCCAAAGCTAATGCATACGCATTCAAGGTAGCACCATCACTTCAAAGTATTGTCGCTCAAGTTGGTTCCAACTTGCGTGATGTGGCCGCAGAGTTGCAGTTACGCGGCATTAAAACAGCCAGGGGTAACGATGCCTGGCACCCAGCCCAAGTAGCACAACTTATCAGGAGAGTTAACCATGCAGTCATTTAACCAGCATAACCAATCGTCTAAGGACTTGTACAAGTCGGAGGACTCAATCGCAGACAGAGTTATTGGCGCAGTTGCGTTTATTGCTTTTGTCTTAATCGTAGCTTTAGCTTAAGGAGAATTTATGAGCATTCTTAATCCAGAAGTTCCATACACGCAGTCAGTCAAAACTGATATCTCAAAGATATTTCGTAGAGTTGGATGGACTCCACCATCAGAGGATAGAGACATCCAAAAGAAGTGGGAGTTCTATCGCACAATTTCAATCCGCAACGAAAGGAAACTGAAGTGAACACACAACTAGAACAAGTAATGAGCCACCTTAAATCTCGTAAACGCACAGGCATCACAAGCTGGCACGCAATACAGTCTTATGGCATCACGCGCCTAGCGCACTACATCCACCAACTGCGCTCCAGGGGGTGGCAGATTGAGGATGAGTACGAACACGATCCCGACAGACCCACACACAAGTGGAAACGCTATTGGCTTAAGAAAGCACCGACTATGGTTGCAATGAAGAGGGCAAAATGATGGACTATTCCGAATTTTTATTACGCATTAATCGTTTAATGCAAGAAACACACAAGGCCGCACAGGCTAACAACTATGATGCCGCAAGCAATATGGCCGCTGAAGTAGCACGCTATGCCATTAGTTTGGCCGCATACTTTGAATCAAAAACAGAAACGGAGATTTGATATGGTAGGAAAAGTCACACCAAACGATATGCTTTCAGCCAGCCGCTTGCCAGCGGTCTGCGGCATGAGCGTGTATCGATCGCCTAACGATGAATTACTCTCATCAATTGATAGTATCAATGGTATATCACCGCCTGATATATCTAACGAGGCTATGGGATGGGGCAATAAGATGGAGCCTACCATTCTGTTGGAGGCCGCCAATCGATTGAACTGTAAGAATTTGGAGATTGATTACCAGGTTCCATTCTTTCACGATAAATGGCCGCTCAGTTGCTCTTTAGATGGCACAGCATACGGCAAGGGCCAGACCATTGTGAGCGATCCAGAGAATGGCATCTATGTAGTTGGCAAGGACTCAATCACGCTCGATGGCATGGGCGTGCTAGAGGCCAAGCTAACCTCAATGCCAGCAGAGGATGTATTACCGCTGTATCGTGGGCCTATACAGTTACAAGCGCAGATGTCAATTATGAAAGCTACCTGGGGCGCGGTATGCACGCTCTATCAGGGTACGCAGTTGCGGATCTTTTTGTTTGAGCCGCATTTGCCTACTTTACGGCTAATCCAGGAGACATCTAAGACATTCCAGGACAAGATAGATCGCTATAAGAATACTGGCGAGATCGATTACTATCCACCGATTAATCCTAAAGATGCGGCTAGGACTTGGGCATCAGGCTCAGATGATGAGCCAGTAGTGCTGGATACTTATGCTGAAGAGTTAACAAAATTGTTAATAGAAAACAAGCTAAAAATTACAAAAGCAGAAGAGGAAAACTCCAAGATTCAAACAGAGATTATGGGAATGCTAAAGAACCGCACATCAGGAATAGCTGGTGAGTATCGGATCTCATGGCCAACCCGTACATATAAAGCCCAGCCAACAAAGATTACACCGGCAAAAGAGGCCTACACCATTCGCCAATCAACTCTCACAATAAAGGAATTGAAATGAGTTTAGTAAAACACCAAGGGTTCGCCCCACAAACCATGACAGAGGCTATTGAGTTCAGTTCAATGCTCTCCAGATCACAGATGGTTCCAAAGAATTACCAAAACAAACCAGAGGATATCCTTGTGGCCGTCCAATGGGGATACGAGATCGGTCTCGCGCCCCTCCAGGCATTGCAAAACATCTCTGTAATCAACGGCAAACCATCGGTTTATGGTGATGCCGCAATGGCATTAGTACAGGCCAGCCCAGTATGTGAGGATGTGCAAGAGAGCATCGAAAGTGATGGCACTAGCAATCCAGTAGCTATCTGCCGAGTAAAGCGCAAAGGCCGCTCCGAGGTGGTATCTAAGTACTCTGTCGAGGATGCCAAGAGGGCTGGTCTATGGGGTAAGCAAGGGCCTTGGTCTCAGTACCCCAAGAGAATGCTCCAGATGCGTGCCAGAGGCTTTGCTTTGAGAGATGCGTTCCCTGATGTACTCAAGGGTTTAATCACCGCTGAGGAGGCTCAGGATATGCCTGTAGATGAGGTCATCACAAGGCCAGCACAGCCGCTATCCAATAACCCATTAGATGCTATCCCAAATTTGTCAGTTTCCGAGGTAGAAATTTTGGATATACCAGCTGATAAGTGTCTCCAAAATACAACACTTGAAGAGATGCCTGTGCCACCAATGGATGACGCTCCGCTACCCGTAGTGTCATCTGACTTGCCAGAACCTGGCACATTCATGCTAAATATTCCCGGCAAGGATTCCATCGTCTGTGATGATATTGAGTCTTGGATGGAGTCCTATAACGAGATGGCTGATAAGGTTGCTAGATCTAAACTGTCCAAAGAAGTTAAAGCCAGCAAGATAGGCGAGTTCAATACTCTTAATGCAAATGTCTTAGGCTTGCTAAGTGCAGTTCAAAAGGCTGGTATGACAGCACATAAACAAAAGCGTAAGGCCATGCTAGACGCTAGTTAGTAAATCTGCCTCGGCCTGTCTGCGTTTGACAAGCCCTGGCAACTTCTTACCGCCACCATAGACCCATTTGTGCAACTCTGTGGTGGCACCATCCCAATCTTGATTATCTATACGCTTACGCAATGTGCTGGCGCGGTATCTGCCAACACCTAAGTTGTAAGCAAAGTCAGTCATTGCGGCCAAGGCCAATGGTTTATTAATGAGACTAGGGGATGCCTTAAGAACTCCAGCCATGTAGTTGTTTGTTAACTCTTGCATCAACCATGAGAGCGCTGTCTCATTTGATATTGGGCTGTCTTGTAGCGTTACTTTAGTTCCGTCTGGCTTGTAGACTGTGCCATATCCGATGGTTGGATACCCGGCCGGGCAGATGTATGGAGTAGCGCTAAATCCTTCAAAGCGTTTACATAGATCCGCGGCCAGGTCTATTGCTTGTTGCGTTCCCATACTCGGCCGACAAACCAAAATGTAAGAATCATCATTAGCAAGGCCATGTCATCTTTAGTCCAAGAGTTGATAAGCACTTCTTTCCAGTTGCCGTTATCAGCAAAGGCCACAAGCATAGTTGCTATCTTGACTGCGGAATACAGGACTACAAACCAGTAGGTAACCAATGGCCTGACCAAGGCAGAAATTGCAGAGACAAACTTACCAGCCGCTCTAGCGGTCTCTCCTTGCTCTTGAATTGCATTGGCCATTGATACAAGTTCTTGGCTAGTCAATGCAGTCTCAGCCTCACGCATAGAGATCTCGCCTTTAATCTTGGCGAAATCCATCTCTTTGCTTAGCATTTGTAGTTCATGCTCTCGCTCGCTCTTAGCATCAAGCAACTTCATTACTTCTGGAATGATGCGGAATACACCACCCATCAAGGATCCAAGTAATGTCTCTAACATTTAACTGCCGATCTTAATGTGGCCAATGCCAGCAAGGTATGTAACGATACCAATAGCGGCAACCCCTACAAACCAAAAGAACTTAGTAACAACTGATCTGCCGACAGAGGTATAGACATTTTCGATAACTCTTTCAGTTACCTTCTCAACGATATCCTCGATCTCTTGCTCTGTCAGGTTAGCCATGATTATGCTTTCTTGCGTACGGCTTTGCGTACTACTTTCTTAGCCGCTGGTTTCTTTTTAGCAACAGTCTTTTTAACTGGCCTATCTATACCAAAAAAATCTTTATCTTCTTTTGGAACAGGAAATGGCCAGCTTGTATCAACAGTAGATTTTGGCGTAAAGCCAAATTTGTCAAACATCCAATGAATAATAAACATTAGTATTTTCCTTCAGAAAATATATTTACAAATACAGTTCCATCTTCTATTGCTTCTATTTCGTGCCATTCTTTACCAATTAAGTTAAGCGGCTGTGAATCTTTATTAATAGTAACTGTTACTTTTGCTGTTCTTATAACGCAAGAACCAGCGGTACAAAACGATGCGTGGTCATACGGATGGGTGTGGCTAGGCAAACCCGTACCTTTATCGGCATGATAAATATTTACCCTTGCGCCACCATAATTAAAGGTATGCGCTGGTGCTATTGGTTTAGCTTGCATTGTTATCAACTACAACTGGAGTAAAAGGCAAGCCATCATCAACAATAGGAATATCTTGTTCAATAACTACAGATTCGCCCAAATCAGGCATTGTAGGTTCTGTTGGCGTAGAAGTATTGGGCGTTAGTTCGGGAGTTGTTAAGCCATCAGTCATAATTTTCCTTAAACAATAGAAGTAGCAATGGGGTAACCTTGCAAATATAAGTTTGTAATGCTACTACCAGAATTGAAACCAATACCATAAGTTCCACTCATCAATAAATTAACGCTTGGGGTCATTGAACTTGGAACACCACCGCCATAAGCACCACCACCTGATGAACTGATATTCATTGTAGAAGATGTAGGGTCAGTTTGAAGTAAATTGCCACCACCAAGCAAAATTACTTTACTTGAAGAAACTAAATAAGTAGTACCAGTAGTTCCGTACCCACCATTAAGCGTTGCACCATTTACTGTTAAATAATTGGTAGAAAGCTGTATTTTTGCTTGGTAAGAAGTAGAAGTATTAGCCAATACACTAGCTGTGCCAGCGTTAGTTACATCATACACGCTACCATTTTGCAATATCTTGCCAGTACAGTATGTCCAGCCTTGCTGTCCTGAAATTCTATTAGCACCACTACTTTCAGCATCGCTTGCTGTTGTTCTTGCGCCTTGAGTAAATGTGTTTGCAGATGGAGTGCAAGACACATATCTACCAGCAACAATAAAGGTGGTTAAACTTGTTCTGACGCTACTAGCGGCAACAGCAAAGTTTGTATTACTGGCAGATTGAGTATAAGTTACTGATGTTGTACCTGTTACTGTGCCACCACGAATATAAGTAGAATAATTAATACCGCAACAGCCTGTTTCTTGCGTAAACTGACAACCGTACAAATAAGCACTATTACTTCCTAAATAAGCTACATAAGGTACACTAGCATTATAACTACCTACACTTACTGTATTTAATGCGGAAGCGTAAAGTGTTCCACCTGATACAGACAAACCAAAAGTACCTAAAGTAGTTCCTACAGTTATTGCTACTAAAGCGTGACCAGCATCGTCTGTATCCCAACTCATAGTACCGTTGTAAGTAGTAGCCACAACAGTTATTTTATTGCCGACAGTAAAAGCACCTGTTGTAGTATTTACAGTAAATAGCGTTGCGTAAGTAGCAGTTTGACTTGTTTCTGTGTATACATAAGCAAAGTTAGTGCTATTTAATCTAACCATTACACCGCTTGTAGATTTAGTTAAATCATTTGGGGCTACCATGTAACTAGAACGAGGAATAAGTGTAGATTGTCCTGAATAAATTGCAAGTAAAGCTGGACTATTTTGAAAATACCAAACACCTGTTGCTGTTGCAATAGAGGTAATATTTAATGTATAGCTTCCACTTGACGGCAAATATTCACGAATAGTTCCACCAGTATCTTTTATAGCTAAAGCTAATCCTGTTTCATTTGAAATGACAAAGTAGCCTTGACCTGTAGTCAAAGTAGTCATATCAGGCATAACAATGCTAGGCAAATAAGGAACAGTTGTATCCAGTACAACACGAATATATTGATTGCTTGCAGATGTTAATGTTGCGCTAGGACTTGCAGTAGACAAAGTTACAGTAGTAATGCCACCTCTTACATTTGCTGATGCAGAAGTCCAAGTAGTTCCGTTAGAAGTTAAAACATTTCCTGATGCGCCAGGGGAAACTGTTTGCAATGCAGAAGTACCATTGCCAAGCAAAACAGCATTAGCAGATAAAGTAGACGCACCTGTACCACCATCAGCAACAGCTAAATCTGTAATACCAGCAATAGAACCACCGCTAATAATTACATTAGAAATGGCGCCGCCAGTAATAGACACATTATTGGAGTTTTGATTTCCTAATGTTCCTGGGGTTGATGTTGTACCAGAAGTTGCTACAGGATTTCCATTAGCATCAAAAGCTAAATATTTACTTGCTCTGTCAGTTTTAGCTGGCAATGTCATAGCGATATCTGTAGGATCTGTTACTGGCGCCTTAAGGCCACGCTCTGCGGTTTCAGCTACTTGTTGTGCATAAATAGTTTGGCTATCTAAATCAACATTCAAAGTGCTGGCAAACAAATCACCACCAGTTGTATAGTCGCTAGTACGCTGAATTGCTCTGGCTCCAACAATAGCAATGTTGCCTGTGCCAGCAGTTACCAATGTGACTGATCCAGTACCATTAGCATTGATTGTTACGCTATAATCTGTGGTCAATGTTAATAATGTAGTGCCACGATATACAGCGATATCGGTATTTGCAAGAACTTCAAATGTAAATGCATAAGGGCCTACACCAGTATTGGTGTATACCACTCTACGAGGTACATTCGATATCGCGTAATCTGCCATAATATTTTTCCTAACCTAGTCCGAATCTATCTGAGTTTGTCTTAAAAATCTATCTTTTATATTTGCCGTATTCGCGGCGTGCCTCTTGAACTTCTCGTAAAGCATCTGCCAAATCTGGATCTTCCATAATCAAGCGATCCTTTGCCTGGGAATATGTCTCAGATATCTCTTTTGCAATAACTGCCTGAGCCATTCCTAAGTCTTTAGCGGCTGTGCTATATAGGTTTTTACCAAGAGATACGATGC